TTCTTTAGTAAACTAGAAGCAATTAATACTGAGTTAAGTTATTATGGTATTGATTCAATAGATGTTACTAATAAATGGAATTGGAGACCTGGTTCTTATGATAAGATTAAAGAATACATGTATAAAAAGCTTGAATTAGATAAGAAAGCTATGAGTGTAAGTAAGATTATGATGAGAGCACAAGATAGAATAAACTATATGAACTTTATTCAAAGACAAGCTACAGCTATGGAAAGTGAAAGGGCTAATCTTAAAAGATTAGGTGTTTCAAGAAATGTAGATATTGATGAATTTAAAGACAAATGTATTGAATTTGTAGATAGTTTAATTAGCAGTTGTGAAAAAGCACATGAATTGACACAGGAGAAAGTATTAATCGTTCCTTATATCTCTTTAGATGAAGGAAGACAAGCTAGACTATTTCTTGATATAATGTTAAAAGATATGGTTTTATTAATATATGATGGCAATACTAATCCTGTATTAATACAAGAAATACCATTAGACCCAATTCATATATCATTAACAATGCCTTTAAGACATAAAATAAATGGTATGAATATTGATATAATCGCAAATGGTCAATATAAAGCAGAAGGGCCTAAATTAACTCATCCATATATATCTTATAGATATAGCAATAGTGGTTATGGAACTGTTTGTTTAGATAGATACTTTGATGATGTTAAAAAAGCATGTAAAAATAATGATATGGTAAGCCTTTCAATGACTTTAATACAATGGGCTCAATACTATAATATCAAAGTAGCAAGTCCATATAATCAGCCATATATGTCTCATTTAGGTATGCCTGGAAGCTTTTCAGCTGAATATAAAGCAACTCAACCATTAGATAGCGTGACTAAGAGATGTGCTGAAGTATTAGGTAGTTTTTGCACCAAGAACAATGCTGGTCTTTTCAGAACAGATGAAATAATTAGCACTGTATGTAAAAACATAAAATGCTCTCTTAAAGATTCATGTAATTCTCATATGAATATTTCTAGAAGAATAAATAATTTAGAAAGTGAATGGGGATGTCAAATAGAATCTTTTGTTATGATGGTAGTAGACTGGTTATGGGAAACATATGCAGATGATTTAAGTGCTATGAATATGCCTTTAAGCTTTTTAATAGGTGATGATGCATATGTTGATGATAAATCAGAAGAAGAATATAAGGAGTATGTAATTAATAAACTATTATGGTATTATGCAAACTCGCTTAAACAAGAATTTGATGATTATACATATCAATTCTTAGAAAGGTATCACTTTATAGATGAAATCAAAGAAGAACCACCATCTGTAACTGATATGGATGAAGAACAAGTGAAAATAATAATGAAATCATGGGCAGAGACCCAAGGAGGTAGATAATGGAGTTAGAAGAAATATTCTATATATCAGAGAAAAACTGGTATAAACTTCAAGCATGGGCTAAATTAGCTTATGATAAAGATAAAAATGAAATATCTGGTTTAATGACTGCATTGCCACAAGAAGATGGAAGGATTGAAATTGGTAACGTAGAGATACTTAAACAAGAAAATACTGGAACTAATACAGACCTTGATGGAGAAGCTGTAGCTGCATATACTATGAAATATGCTATGAAGTATAATAATCCAGATATGAAGTTTGTTTGGTGGCATTCGCATCATACTATGGGAGCATTTTGGTCAGGAACTGATGAAAATGAAATAAATGCATGGAAAAACAATAGCTATTCTTTAGCGTTGGTAATCAACCTTAAGGAGGAGTATCTATTTAGAATTAGTTTTTGGAAGACAAATAACCTTCCTATGGAACAGCATATAGATACTACGTTAACTATTGAAAGACCTCAACCTAAGGTAAATATCACAAAATCAATGGAAAAGCAATACGAAGAACTTTGTTCTAATCGTGTAGCTACTGTTGTGAAATACGGAGGATATACATCTTATAACGGCTGGGGACGAACTAATCCTAATCAATCTAATTTATGGTCAGCAAATAATGAGAAAGCTTTAGAAATAGAAAAGTTTTATTCTCAAGCATTAGAAAAAGCTGAAATCATACAAGATGGTGTAGTTGATGGAACAGTAACCATGAAAGAATATAAAAAGCAAGTTAAAGAGGCAAACAAAAAGATAAAGGAAAAGAATTTGCCCTTTAAATTGAAAATTATTCAAGGTAATTCACACGAAGTAATGTCTAAAATGATGACGTTAATGACAAGTGATTTATTCGAATGGGACGACAATAGACTAAAAGATGAAATAGAAACTATGAACTGGAATAATAGTTTCGGAGGAGGTTGGTATGGCCATTAATATGAGAAGTAGAGGGTTAGTGGACAATCTTAGTGATTTCAATTTCCACATATTAGGTTGCGGTGCTATAGGTAGTGCCGCAGCTACTCAATTAGTTAGAATGGGTGCAACAAACTTTTGCTTGTATGACAATGATACAGTAGACACAGGCAATATTGGAGTTTCTCAATATACTATGTATGATGTAGACCACGCTAAAGTAGATATGTTGCATTCTAAACTAAAAGATGTAAATGATAGTGTAGAAGTAATGTGTGTAGATGAAATGTTTGCTAATTATGTTTTTATGAATGATAACGACATAATAGTATTAGGTTTTGACAGCATGAAGTCAAGGTTAGATGCTGTTAAAGCTTTAGGCAAATGGAAATACACTAAACCATATGCTATTATAGATGGTAGGATGGGAGCTGAACATTATCAGCAATATGTGCTGTTAAAGCCTACTTTACAAGCATATAAGCAAATATGGTATAGTGATGAAGAAGGTAGCGAAGAACCATGTAATATGAAGGCTACAAGCTACTGTAGTAACATGTCAGGGAGTTTTATAGCAAATGCTATAAGAAAGATTGTGACAAAACAACCTTATGAAGAGTTTGTATCTTTTCATTTTCCTACTATGTCAATTGAAAAAAGTTCTTGTTTATTTAATAAATAAATGATAACTTAAAAGGCTGGGGGAGAATTAATTCTACCCGTTCTCCTCCAGTCCTTTCGTAATAGGGTAGTGAAGGGGTCAAAATAATGGCATTAGAAAAAAAGAAACGAAAAGCAATATCGGAAAATCCAAAAGTTATGTTACTTTATGGTGCACCTAAAGTAGGTAAAACTACAGCTTTAAGTCAATTAGAAGACTGTTTAATAATTGATACAGAGCAAGGAGCTAATATGCTGGATGGCTATATAGAGCAAGTCAATACAAGAGAAGATTTAATAGCTCTTTTAAAAGAAGCTCAAGATGGTCACGACTATAAGTATATAGCTATAGATACTATAGATAAAGTAGCTGAATGGGCAGAAGAAGCTGTTTGTAGAGAAGAGCAAGTATCTGCTATCCAAGACCTAGCCTATGGTAAAGGTTTTGGTATGGTTAGAGAAAGAGTTCTAAATACTATAAAAGCAGTTAAGAAAATATTTCCTCATGTTATAATCATCGGACATAGGAAATGGGCGAGAGCCGTTGTAGACAGTAAAGCGATAGTAGAGCCAGAAAGTCTAGACTTAACAGGCAAGTTAAAGAATATGTTAATGGCAGACTGTGATGCTATCGGTTATGTTTATAGAGATGATGAAAAAGGTAAGCTAATGGTATCATTTAAAGCAAATGAAGCATTAGAAGCTGGAAGTAGAAGTCCTCATTTGAGAGGCAAAGAAATGGAGTTAAATTGGAAATCAGTCTATAAGGAGAAGAAATAATGGCTATATTCAAACCAGAAAATACAACCGAGTTTAGTAACGATAATAATAAGTTCTTAGGTATATGTAATTTTGCAATATTAAACTTTGAGGATAAATCTCATATGTTTGATTGGGCAGATATATATATTGATGTAGAAGTTAGACAAGAACATAGTGATTACAGTAGAAGCTTTCAGATTAAAGGGTCTTATGAAAAAGATTCTTCTGGAAACATCACAGGAGGCAGTGTATTAAAGAGATTATATAATTTCTTTGATACAATAGGATGTAAAGCTGGAATCAATGTAAAAGGCGAGTGGGAAGATGAAAACGGAAATAAAATAGATGATATAGCAAGTTATTTGTCTGTTTATTCAGCAAATCCAGTTCCTGGAGAAGATGTCTCTAGTTATCCCTATATAGCCTATTTCTATAAAGAAATGCCTAAGAAACAAGGAGCTAAATCATATACAGTGGTTTGGCCTAAAGCATATACAAGTTCTGATGAAAATAAAGCTAAGCTTCAAAGCGATATAGATTGGCTTAAAGGCAAAGGTTATTTAAAAGAGCTTACAGATGAAGTTGCAAGTGCTCCAGCAATGACAGGTAATGGATTAGCTAATCTGTGAAATATGTCGAAATAGCTAAAGGAACTCCTTTTAATAGAGGAAACATAATAAAAGCAAATAGATTGGCTCGTCATTTAGGTGATGAGCCAATTTATAGAAGTGTTTATTTATATGATGATACAGCTCTTGAATATGTAAAGGAAAAAGGAAGTCTTAAGAATTTCTTTGGAATTAGATATATAGATAAGATACCTGTAGATATAGATAAGCAAGATAGAAGTGATGAAAGAACTTTAGATATTTTGAGAGGTATTATCCTAGAGCTAGAAGATGCGGACATTGATTGTCGGAGCTTTCAACCGTATTTCTCTGGCTCTGGATATCACCTTATTTTAGCAGGAGAATTATTCAATTTTCAGCCAGGTAACGATTTACCCTTTATAGTCAAACAAACTATGAAGAATCTTATGCCAGAAATAGACTCTAGTATTTATATGAGAACTGGTATATATAGATTGCAGCACACACCTAATCAGAAAACTGGATTATACAAAATTCCATTAACTCGTGATGAGGTTATGAATAATACTCCCAAAGAAATCTTTGAACTTGCTAAATCTTCTAGATTAGACTTTCCATACAATCCGTTAATGGGAAATGGAGAGTTTGAAGACAAAATAGTAAAGGAAGTTCCAGATGTTCAGGTATTTAATAAAATATCAGAACCCAATAAAATAATACCTTGTGTTCAGTCTATGCTTAATAACGGAGCAATAGAGGGCAGTAGACATATTACAGCCATGAGAATCATTAGCCATTTTAAAAGACACGGAATACCAAGTCATTATGCAAAAGTATGTATGTTGCATTGGAATAATAAAAGTATGCCAGAAACTGGTATAATGGAAATGGTAGAAAACGTTTATAATAGAAATTATAAATATGGTTGTAAGGATAGTGTAATGTTAGAACATTGCAAAACACAATGTGTTCACTTTCAAAGAAAAGACTACTTAATAGATATAAAATCAGCAGATGAAATGCAAGGCGAATTAGCAGAAAGATTAACTACTGATTTTAGCGGAAAAACAATCGACTTAGGAAAAGCATTAGGAATCGATAAAGAATCTATAATATTCCCAGGAGAGTTAGTTACTATCTTTGGGCCCACAGGCTCAAATAAGACTACTTTTGCTCAAAATTTAGCATTAGGAGTGGACTTTGTCAATAATAGAATAAATAATGAATGGCAAATACCCACCTTATTCTTAAGTTTAGAGTTATCTTCTTGGTATATGCATAGAAGACATTTACAAATAGTCTCGAATAAAACAAAAGAAGAGGTAAATCAAAATTATGATAACCTATATGAACTAAATAAAAACAATTTAGAACATATTATGGTTCAAACCATATCCCCTACTTTAGATAAGATTTATGATAAAGTTAGGGAATTACAGCCACAACTAGTAATTGTAGATTATATTGATTTAGTAGACACTCCAGTAAGTTATAGAGGAGAGTATGAAAAAATCAAATACATATCTCACGGATTATCTAATATGGCTGTTAATAATGATTTAATCGTAATTCAAATATCTCAAGTAAGCAGAGAATATAGTAGAAACGAAGTTCTTGACTTGTATGCAGGCAAGGGCAGTGGTGCAATAGAAAACGCTTCTAGGAAAGTTATTGGCTTAAATGGCCAATCAGATTCTAAAGTAAGAGATGTAAGGCTATTTAAAAACACTGACGGAGAATTGTTTGATACGAAAGTTGAGTGGACACCTAGTTTTAGATTAAGGAGATTGGATGAATAAAATAATAGGTATAATATGGAAATCTGATAGATTTATAGTATTCTTATTGAATTTCTTTAGAATAGGCATAATGTCTACTAAAGATGATTATAAAAGCAAAAAGACTATTTTAATAGGTATTAGAAAAATAGAATTTCGCTTTGACATTGTTTTATTAAAAAATGTCAAGATAAGAATAAGGAAGGAAAATTATGGGAAAGCCTAAATCTATCAAAAAGCCTAACAGGGGACGCAAGTCCCCTAAAGGCTTGACAATATGGGAACAAAAATTTAGCAAAAAGTTAAAAAGGAATCATAAGCAATTTGCTAAAAAAGTATTCCATAGATTGATGAAGAAATCATCAACATTAAGAACGACTTTAAAAAGAAGGAGCAAAGAATATGAAGTTGAATTTGAAATATCTCTCAATGAAGTTAGAGAAATGTTATATAAGAGCTATGGAAAAAAGTGCAGATATTGTGATTCTAAGCTACTTGTTAATAACATGGCATGTGACCACATACATCCTCTCTCTTTGGGTGGTAATTCAACTCCTAAAAATTTGCAAATGATATGTATGAGATGCAATACCAGAAAAGGGCCATTAACAGATAAAAACTTTGTAAAGGTTTTAAAATGGTTGAATAGACAAGAACAAGAGCTTAAGAAATATGTCTTAAGAAAAATGTCAAGTAGAGACTTTTAATTGATTGGAGATTTTATGAAAGAATTAAAACATATTGATAAAATATATAGTGTTCTGTTTGATTGCAGAAGAGCACTAACAGAAGAAATTAATAAAGATATGGTAAGTATAAATAAAAAACTAACTCTATGCACTCGCATAGATAGGATAATTGGGGAGGAAAATGAGCAAGGGAATACATAGGCAATGGGGAGAAAAAGATATGCTCTTTTATTGCAATAAAAACAAAATTGTTTGGCAATATGATAGAAGTGGTAAAATTCACACATATAAAGATATGCCAACATATGGATTAAATAGGAGGGAACTACCAAATGGCAAGACCTAGAAAAATAAGAAGCAGATTTTGGTTAATCTGGTATAGAAAAATAAGAGGCAAATCAGTTGATTGGATTGCTAATAGATATAAAGTATCTAAAAGAACAGTATGGAGGCATTTAAAATGAAAAAAATGTCTGAAGCAAAGAAAAAAAGAATGTTAGATTGGTTTAAAAAACATCCTCAAAAAGATAAAGGGAGGAGAAAAAAACCAGCAATGACAAATGCTTGGGGTAATGTAAAAAGGGGATATTTAAAATGATAGAAACGAAAGGAGCAGATAAAGTGGAAAAACTAAAGCAATACCAAGCTCTAAAATATAATAAAAACAATAAGTTTGACATTGATTTAGAATTTGGGGAAAGGTTTGAAAAAAGTGTAGCTAAAATACTTACTCTTGGAAAAGTCGAAATAAAGACCGAAAGAGATAAGTGGAAGAAAACAGGCAATATAGCTATAGAACTATCTTCAAGAGGTAAATTAAGTGGTTTGAATACAACTAAAGCTGATTGGTGGTGTCAAGTACTAACTATAAAAGGCGATATAGTTGGTATATATATGTGGCCAATAGGCGATTTAAAACATATAGTTAAACACAGCGTTAAATATGGAAGAGGAAGAATGGTAATGGGAGGAGATGATAATACAAGTGAGTTAGCACTGGTTCCATTGGAGGATTTGACTAATGGTTTTTGAAAAGAATAAAAAATACTTTTCATGTTTAAGTGAGGAGAAAGAAGGACACTGGGTATGTGATAATCCCTTATTTATGTGCGGAAATAAGGGGTTATATCCAGTTTACAGAGCAAACGGCAGATATGGTATTTTAAATAAAAACTATCATGAATTAATACTAAAGGATATAGACAAAGAAACTTTAGATATGTTGACTAGGGAAGGAAAACCAGGTAATAAAGGAGCTAGAAATATATTAAAATTTAAAGGAGGTAAAGATGAGCTACTTAAAGGATTATAAAGCTATAAAGAAAATTATTGATGAAATAATAGGCGTAGATACTTTGTCTGGAAATAACCTTAAAATGGCTGTTAAAAACTATTTTGAAACAAAGCCTATAAGTGTTAAATTCAATGATAATAAAAGCTATACAAGTAATTATAAAGTAATAAAAACATCTAATACAAGAGATGTAAAAATGGAAGAAGCAATGAATAGGTTCTCAAAGAAAATAAGAGAAAGAACTAAAAATTTAAAAAAAAGGGGGAAGTTTCGTGGCATCGAATTTCAAAAAAAAGCCAACAATTAAAGAATTGGCAAATGTTATAATAGAATTAAATTCCAGAATTAATGGGGTTATGAACCTGTTAAGTGAATTAGAAAAAGCTTTTAGTCTATATATAGAGATGAATAAAGATAGTGAGAAATTCTCAAAATTTATAGATAAAAAGCTAAAAGAATATAAGGAAATGGCAAATGACTCAGATAGAAATGGAAAAGCTGATAAACAAGATATTCATAAAGATACAGAAAACAAGGGAAGCAGGCCAGAAGGAGTACGCAAGAAAGCAAAGTAACGCATTTGCAAACTTTGAAAGAGTTGCAGACAACCTAGGATTAGATAAGAAAGAGGTTTTACTTGTCTATTTATTAAAGCATATAGATGGAATATCAGCCTATGTAAAAGGTCATAAAAGTCAGCGAGAGGATGTAAGAGGTAGAATAACTGACGTAATAGTATATTTATGTCTATTATGGGGAATGATAGAAGATGACTAAATGCAAAGCTTGTGGAGAGCTAATAACTCCTAGTTGCACCGTTATAAAGACATCGATAGGGTTTGTTGATTATGATGGTGCTTTTTTTGAAGATAAAACAAATATAATACATATGGAATGTAATTATAATTATTTGTATAATCCAGTCGATTCATTAGAAGAAGATATTAAAAATAGTTAAAATATTTCCCAGCTTTTTCCAGGAGATATAGGGTCGTAATTAGACTCCCTCATTTTTTTAGACTCTTTAGCAAGTCCAGCTAAAGGGAATCCAAACATTTTTTCAGGTATTCTCATAGGATTTTTAAATATATTTTGTTCTGGATGTAGTAAATCCCTCCCCATTCTTCCGAAAGGAAACATTGTCCAAAGATAATAATCAGCTAATTTAGTGTAATCATCTTCAGCAAATTCTCTTAGTACAGATATTGGTAATCTTGCAATAGGTGGAGTTATTAATTGAAGAGGAGCAAATTTAGTTGGATAAGTTCCAAAGAAAGCTCTATTTCTTGTTGTTTCATCTCCAAATATCCAATCAGCTGTATCTTGTAGCCAATTATATGGAGCTGGAACAACTTGCTCAAATAAAGAAAACATAAACAAGTTACCCAAAGCCATGACAAATAAATCCGTTGTAATCATTCTTTCAAACTTTTTAGCTCCAGGACTTCCAGGTTTATAGCCATATCTTTCGGCTTGTTTTCTTACATCATTTCTAAATCTTACAGCATTCCAAGACCATA